CCAGGCCTGGGACGCGCAGGACGTTTGGCGAAACCGCAAGATGTTATCAAATGCCATTGCGGATGACATTTATAACAACGGCAAGATTCGGTCGGTAATCAGGAGTTATACATGAGCGATTTTACTCATCTTCCGGATTTCCTTATTGATGAGGCACTTGAATATAAGACGATTATTTCAGAGTTTGAAAACGGAGCAGAGCAGAGGCGACGTAAATGGGCAAACCCGCAGCGCAAATGGACACTGAGGTTTAATAACAGGACCCATGCGGAAATGACGGAAGTTTCAGATTTCTTTAAGAATAAGTTTGGGGCGTTTATGGCGTTTACTTGGACGAACCCGAACGATTCAGCCGAATACACGGTTAGGTTTGTAGAGGATAGCTTTCAGTTTAGCCGCAAGGCATACGGAGTGTATGACTTTGAGTTTGAATTTATCGAGGTGAAATAATGCCGCGAGAAATAGACGCTACATTTAAACAAGAGAAAGCCAAGCGCGAGAATGCGCCGATATTTTTATATACGCTGGAAAAATACGACGGCGTAAACGATCTCTGCCTTGCGGGTTTTGACGAGGATGTGGTTTATAACGGCATTACTTATTTGCGGTTTCCTATAGCTCATGAGTTTGTAGGCGAGAATAACCAGGGGCAAATAGATCAGGTTAAGGTGCGGCTTGCCAATGTTTCAAGACTGATTCAGCTCTACTTAGAGCAGTTCGATTTCAGAGGAAAGAAAGTCACTATACGCATGGTTTGGTTGGATCAGTTATCTGATCCGGATGCCTTCATGGATGACATCTTCTACATCGATAGTTATACAGCAGACCAAAACAACGTGGAGCTTACCCTGACAGGAAAGTTTGATGTTCTCGGCGTGGATCTTCCGGCAAGGCGATATTCGCGCAATTACTGCAGCTGGAAGTTTAAGTCGCAAGAGTGCGGATATTCAGGAGCAGAGTTTACATGCAACAAGACAAAACAGAGATGCAAACAACTGGACAATTATCAGAGATTCGGGGCGTTTCCGTCGGTACCGGCAAGGCGCATCTACGTGATGTAGAGCAATTTATTATCGGCAAGTATCTTGGGCTGCCGTACCGGCACCGCGGCCGGTCATTAGAAGGGCTTGACTGCTGGGGTTTCTTAAAGCTTGTCTACGCTGACTTAGGCGTGATGCTGTTTGATATTGAGGACTTAGAATACAGCAAGATCTGGGGAACGGAGGGCAAGGATTATTTTAAGGAGCATTACTTTCATGACTGGGTGAGTGTTAAGACGCCCGAGATGCTCGACGGAGTATTGTTTGTTAGCTCAAGGAGAATCGCCAATCACGCAGGCATAATTTTGAGCAATGGAAGATTTATCCATTGCGCAAGGCCGGGAGTGATTATTTCAAGGATAAGCGACCCCTCGTGGCAGGCGAGGATAGAGGGATTTTACAGGTTAAAAGACAGGATATGTTGACCATAAGGAATATAGAAAATCCGTTTAAGCTGGAAGAGGCTCAGGTTAAGGAGGTTCCTTACTCCCGTCACAAGACGCTTCAGGAAGTCTTAATTGAGTCCGGCTTTGATTATGAGAATAAACGCGTTATTGTCAGCGGCAAGCGCATCGAGAATCTATCCGCATATCTTGATAATGAAGACGAGATTACCATTATCCCGGAAGTCAAAGCGCCGGTAGTGGCAATTATCTCTGCTATAGTTTCCGCGGTATGGGCAGTGGCAGTTGCGCATCCATTCTTGTTTACTTTTTTTGTGCTCTCTATGGGCTATGCCATTTATCAGCATATGAATCAGCCCAAGATGCCGGATTTTAATTTGGGTTCACCAGCCGGAGGCATAGATGAAGGCTCACCTACCTACGGATGGGACGGAGTGCAGACTATTCAAGAAGTAGGGGTGCCGGTAGCGGTTGTTTACGGTGAGCATAGGATCGGCGGCAATATCATTAATCAATTTCTCTGGGAAGACGGCGACAGCCACTATTTAAATGTTCTACTTGCGCTTTGCGAAGGCGAAATAGAGTCAATTGAAGCAATAGAAATAAACAATAATCCTATTACTAACTTCGGAGGAGTGGCGGTTTCAAAACGATACGGCGCAAACTATCAGAGTCTTGTCAGTAACTTCGAGGATTTGCATAATCTTTATCCGATTAATGCCAACCTGATTAAAAACAATCCTTACATTTACACCACGGTTGATTTGGATGTGGAAGGCTTTGAAATCCACCTAAGGCTGAATAACGGCCTGTATCAGCAGAGCCAAGGTTCAGGCGATATTCAAAGCTGGAGCGTGACTTATAGGGTTGAATACAAGCTGCATTCTGAGAGTACCTATATTGACTTAGGCGAAACCACCATTTCGGAAAAATCACGTTCAACAGTGCGCCGGGTATTTCGTAAAGTAGGACTTGCTCCCGGGCAATACGATATCAGGATTACCCGCACATCAGATGACAGTTCGCTTTCACCGCTTCGCCAGGGAGATTTGACGCTCTTTCAAATAGATGAGCTTAAGACTGATGATTTGAGTTATCCGAATACTGCACTTTTGGGCCTGCAGCTTTTAGCCACAGACCAGCTTAACGGCGGCACGCCGAATGTTACCGCAATTGTAAAAGGCAAGAAAGTATTGGTGCCGGACATCAGGAATTCCGGAATGCCTGTTGGCTGGGAAGATTATTACTGGGACGGGAGCGATTATCGTCTTTTGTCCGATGACACTCTGCTTGAATGGGACGGTATAAACTATGTCACGAAATACTCAGCCAATCCGGTTTGGTGCCTGAGAGATTTCATTATTAGTAACCGTTACGGGCTAGGAGAATTTATTTTAACAACGCATCTGGATAACGCTTCGCTCTTAGAGATGTCGCAGTATTGCGAGGAGAAAGTTGCCGACGGGGAAGGCGGCTTTGAGAAGCGCTTCAGGCTTGATGTCGTGATTGACTCAAATAACAAAGCCTTGGATATTCTAATTCAGTTGAGCGCTGTATTTAACGCTATGCCTTTATACAGCGCAGGCGGCATTACCTTTAAGATAGATAAACAGACTCAGCCGACGCAGCTTTTTGGCATGGGTAATATCGTTAAAGACAGCTTTGTGCAGAGCTGGAAGACAATTAAGGAAGTGCCGAATGTCATTGAGGTGCAGTTTACAGATAAAGAGAAAAACTACCGGCAAGAGACCATTGCTTACATTGACGAAGAGGCGCTATCTAGCGGCGAGCCAATGCGTAAGAGCCAGCTTCGCTTATTCACAACCGGCGCAAGCTATGCTATACGCGCAGCGCGCTATGCCTTAAAGGTTGCCAAGTATATTAACCGCTCAATTGTTTTTAAAGCAGGCATTGACGCGGTGGCTTGTCAGGCAGGGGACATCATTTCCATTTCGCACGATGTACCGCAATGGGGATTCTCAGGCAGAGTAAAGGATGGCTCTACAACCACATTAATTAAGCTGGACCGTCCGATGACAATCGAGGACGGCAAATCCTACAAGATACAAATCAGATTTTCCAATGATTCGATTGAAGAAAGATTAATTACTTCTGCGGCCGGGACCTATACAGAAATCATCTGTCAGGCATTTACAAATGCGCCGCAGGGTTTTGACGTCTTTGCCATAGGCGAGACGAATAAGGTCAAGAAAGACTTTAGGGTTGTAGCCATTCAAAGGGAAGGCAAGAACGAAGTGCAGATTCAGGCGCTTGAATATAACGAGGCGGTTTATGACGACTCTGATATTATCCTGCCTCAGAATAATTATTCCTCGTTATCAGGAGAAATCCCGCCTGTTGCAAATCTTACTTTAACCGAATCCCTGGTTAAGAAGACCGACGGCACAATTGAAAATGCCATTGATGTCTGGTTTGACCGGCCGGTGTATGTTGATCATTATGTCAAATCCTTTGCCAAGGCCAAGATTTACTTAAGTGATGACAACGGCTTAAGCTGGGGCGCCAGAGGCGAGACGACCGGATCGTATTTTCGCATTATCGGAGATATTGTTGACCGGCACACCTATAAGGTCAAGGTTACCTCGCTTACGGATATGGATGAGGAAAGTTCTTTAGCTACTGCGCCCGAATCCTCAATTACTGTTGTGGGTAAGTCCGCATCGCCAAGCGATGTGTCGACTTTCCTGGTCAATCAAAATAGGGATCAGCTTTATTTCGGCTGGAGCGAGATCCCTGATGTAGATGTCTGGGGATACGAAATCAGGCGCGGCGTAGACTGGGAGAGTGGCGAGGTTATAACATTTCAGCAGGGAACACATTATCTAGCCGCCGGTCTTAAGAAAGGCATTGACCAGAAATTCTGGATTAAAGCAATTGATACTTCAGGCAACTATTCCGAAAATCCTACGGAATCAGTCCTTACCGTGGGAGAAATACCATTTAGGAACGTAATTGCTGAATACCAGGAACACCCGTTGTGGCCGGGAGTAAAGACAAACCTTGAAGTCAGTTTTGAGACGCTGGTGATCTCAGATGGATTTCAATCCGGAGAATACGATACACCGGTGCGGGATATAGGGTATGTAGCAGCGGCATTTATTGAAATAGAGGCAATTGTTTCCTTGTCAACCGGCAGAAGGTTTAACAGCGACCCGGATGCGCGGTTTAGTGACAGCCTGTCTTACCGGTTTACTGGACAAGAGACACAAAATGTGGCCAGTTTCAAAATACGCTTGTCTGAGGACAACATCAGCTGGTCTGAATGGGTGGATTATCAGCCGGGAGATTATTATTGCAGGTACTTTCAGCTTAAAATGATTTTGACGCGTGCAAATTTAGGTGATTATGTGACCTGCTCAACTTTGCAGTATCTTGCAGATTTACCTGACGTGGATGATTTTGGAAGCGATACGGTTTCTGACGCGAACGAGGGCAAAGAGGTATTTTTTACCAAGACTTACCACGAGGAGCCGAATGTGCATATTGAGATAACTTCCGGGGGCGGAGTTTATACGCAGTTTGTTGATAAGTCTACGACGAGTTTTAAGGTCAAGTTGTTTAACGCTCAAGGTGTCGCGCAGATCGGTGCTTTTGACTGGCACAGCCACGGAGTTTAAAGATGGGGAAGAAACTTATACCAAGTAAGGTAATCATTGAGTTTGATAACGGCGTCTTTGCAAGCGGCGTCATTCTTTATAAAGTCAATGACGGCGGCGAAATAACCCGGGTAAAGACTATCGGGATCAAGAACGCTGACTTTAGCAAACCGCTGCTTAACGGCCTGCTGCAAAAGTTTATTAAGCATGCGGAAAGCGCGGAAGGGATTCAGGAATGATTTGCTCAAGATGCAAACAGGAGATCCCCGCTGATATGGCCTATGTGTTGATAAGAGGAAGTATTATTTTGCGTACTCCTAAAAAGCGGCCTTTAGTGTTTACCTGCATTGAGCAGGCATTTAATTACGCGCAGGCTTTGTTTATGCATGATGTCTGCTGGATTGAGGCTTTGCGCGAGCACGGCGCGGATCTTTACGACATGAATAAAGTAGCTGAAAGCTATAAGAATAGGGAGGTATCCGATGGCTTGGGACAAAACAAAGCCGGAAAATGACATGCTTTTGATTAACTTCCCGGCTGCCTGCAGGGCAAACTGGGAAGCCTTGGAGTTAGGCACAGACCCGAATCTCTTAATTACCAATGCGAAAGTGGCGCCTGGTGCCGGTATTGAAGACACAAAGTTTGCGCAGATAGTCACACCGAATAAAGTGAGCGGCGCAGCTTTAACCGGACTGGCAAGTATTCCCTCTGCAGCCGGGGTCCTGCCGGAAGCCAATTCGCCGAATAAACTGAAAGCCGATGTCAGCGATACAACGCCGGAGTATTTAGACGGCTTGATAGATGCTCTGGTATTTCAGGTTTCGGGAAGCGATAAACTGCAGCTAAAAGACGGCGGTGTCGGCACTGAAAAATTAGAAGGCGGGGCAGCGTCACCGGGGAATAATAAATGTTACGGAACTAACGCAAGTGGTACTAAAGGATTTTATGAAACCATTCCTGTTCATCTTGATTCGATTCAGGATGGTCAGGGCCTAAGATACAGCAGCGCAAATTCAAGATTTGAGAATGCGCCGCCTAGAGCGGTATACGCATAGAGGGAAAATATGGGCAATTATACAAGCGGGCCCCCAAAAAGTTCAGGCGGAAATCCAATACCTGCGGCATGGACGGATGATCCATTGGTTCAAGATGTTACGCCTATCAAAAAGACACACATTGTTGAAATGCGAGCTTGTTTAGAAGCATTAGACGGTCATTACCATGTATTCAATGGAAACAATTCGAATGCAGAATTGCCGGATGTAGCTGTGGCATGGGCAGAATCGAATGCGCAGCTTATTGTAGATGAAACGCCGCCGAAGGCATCGCATACCAATGAGGTTATAAATTTTATTAAGGCGTTTAATGGCCACTATCACTATGTGCCTGCATACGGCGTTAATTCCAACGCTTTTGCGCCCGGCTTTGCTTTTGAGGATGATCCGGTTGTTGCGCTTGTTACCTGGATCAAAGCATCGGCTCACGAACAATTAAGGACTCATTTAGAGAATTTGGCAGGGCATACGCATATAGTCTGCTGTGAATGCGAATGCACTTGTACTTGTACCTGCACATGTACTTGTACCTGCACCTGCACTTGCCAAGAGCAGTGCTGCAGCGAATGCGATTGCGGAGATTAAGATGAAGCCAAAATCTGCCTATATTTTTGTGACCAATAAATGCAACCTGCGCTGCAAATACTGCTATGAAGAAAACCGAACAGGCGACATGACGCCAGAGACTATGATTGTGGCTATAGACTGGCTGGTAAGCCATTATGAAAAAGAGATGTTTGCCCGGCCTTTTGAAAGCCTGACCTTTACATTCTTTGGCGGAGAGCCGCTTCTTAATTTTCCGACAGTCAGGGCCGGTATCGATTACCTGCGTGGAGTATGCGATAAGCTGAACTTTAGGGCCGGTATTCATATCTTGTCAAACGGGACGGTGTTGACAGATGAGATGACAAACTATTTTAAAAGTATCCGCCCATATAGTAATTTCAACTGGCACTTCCAGGTGTCTTTAGACGGCTGCGAGGAAACTCACAATGCCAACCGGGTATTCACCAATGATGAGGGAAGTTATAAGGTTATTTCAGAGAACATTAAAAAGATACGGGAGATTTTTAAAAGCGTGGGCGTGCGTATGACTGTCACGCCTGAGAACATAAAATCGCTCTCAAAAGATTTTGAGGCTTTGCTTTCTTTTGGCACGCCTGTGACTAACCTCACGCCCATTGTAGAAGGCGACTGGAATGACGAGGTAATCAGCGCATTCATAGAGGAGCTTAAGAAGTGCGTCGAACTGTATTACCAGAAAGGCCATAACCAGTATTTTAACTATCTGCATCATTCTTTGGAAAGGATAGTAGATAATTCATTTAACCGTCAGAAAGGCTGCAGGGCCGGTGAATACTTGATAGGTATTTCAACCGAAGGCAATATCTATCCCTGCCATAGGTTTGTCGCCTACTCTAAGAAATATGATTTTTGCCTGGGCGATGTTTGGAAAGGCATAGATGAAGACGGCGAGGCTTTTAAGAAAATCAAAGAAATGCGCCAGAAGGCAGTTAAGTGCCTTAACTGCAAGGGGTTTTCCTGCAACAGGAGCTTTGCGACGAATATGTACTTGAATCAGGATCCTGCGGCCATTCCTGATAACGGCTACTGCGAAATGAACGAAAAGATATCAAGCGCCTTACGACCGATAATAAGGAGGCTGCTTGTGGAAGGAAAGTTATCGCTTAAGGAAGGCGAAATGGCGGATCTAAAAGATAAGGGTGTTATGTATAAAATCAGCAAAGACGAACCGGCTGAGCTTGTCGAGGACAAATTGGATGTGATGGCCCGCTGCATGATCCGCCTAGTGAAAGAGCTGCAGGACGTAAAGAAGGAGCTGTCTTTGCTTACTGCGAAGCCCAAGGACTAAGTTATGAAGTATTTATGCATCGTTCCATACGAATATACCACCATAACGATGATGTATCGGAATTCTCCGGTCGGCATCTATAAGGTTGCGACAAAGCTGCGCAGGGAAGGACATACCGTTGAGCTTTTTAATATGTATCCTCTCTACCGGCCAAGAAAGTTTATGGAGAATAAGCCTGACGCGATGTATTTCAAGGGCATACCTGTATCCCAATTTATCGGGTATAAGAAGTGCGGAAATTTCGAGAACGAGAAATTATGCAGGGAGTTTCATAGGCTTGGCCTTCCGATGTCGGAGCTTACAAAGAAACTAGAGGACTTTCAGCCTGACAAGATATTCGTTGGCAATACCTTTACTTTTCTTTGGCGGGCGGTTTATGAGATTGTAGCTGAATGTAAAAGAGTAATGCCTAAAGTGCCGGTAAAAGTTGGCGGCCTATACGCTATTCTTTGCCCGGAGCACGCTGCAGCATCAGGGGCCGATGAAGTAATGACGCTTGAAGAAAAGACGGCAAGCGACAACTTTATTAAGATTGATACCGATTTATTCGGGGATAATCTTCCGGACAGGATATTTTTAGGG